CCTACGGTGCTGATACGGTATCGGTATCCTCGCGATATAGGATAAGAGAAAAAGAAAAGATATCAGCGGGCGCTGCGCCTGTGGAAGGCGCGCCCGCGAAGGCCCCGGAGAGCAGCCCCGCCCCGCTGGTCGTCTCCGACGAGGTGGCCCGCATCCTTCAGCAGGATTTCCCGGAAGTGGACTATGGCAAGCAGATCGCCAGAGCCCGGAACTGGTGCGTGCTGCGCGGGCAGGCCATCCGAAATGTCCTGCTCTTTCTCCGAAAGTGGTTCGCCAACGCCGCCAAGCCCCAAAAAAACGACAGGCCCCAAACGAGCGCCCCGAAACCGGCGCTCCCGGCGCAGCGCCCCTGCGTATCCGATACGGCTTTCAAGGTGCCCACGGAAGCCGAGCTTGAGGAAAACCGCCTCCGCGGGCTGGCGGTGATGGCCAAATATTGGGGAAAGCAGCAAGAGGCCCTCACCTGATGCGTTTCCATGCCTAGAAAAAACGGCACGCTGAGAGTGTGTCAGCGTGCCGTAGCGATTACTCTGTGTAAGGCTCTTGAGCTTTTTGTTGAAGCTGTTCAACATCCTCTTTCCGGGCAAGGACATGCATCTTTCGATGGCAATTCGGACAAAGGGCAACGGTATTGGACAAGCTATCCTCTCCCCCTGCGGAGAGCCATATCACGTGGTGTACTTCCAAATACGGGGAGTGATCTTTCCGTGAAAACGGCGCCGGCTGCTGACACAGTTGGCACACGCCGTTGGCTCTACGCTGGGCGAGCTCACAAACATACGGGTTCCGCTGAAAGGCAACCGTCTTTGTTCTTTGAGAACCCGGTATCTTGGGGGCCGACTGCACACGTTTGCGCAGTTCCGCAACAGACAGCTTTTTCGCCTGCTTCGCTTTATGCTGGGCAAGCTGCTCTAAAATAGCTGCCTTGACCGGTGGTGCTGCATTCAGGAGCTTGAGAGGAAAAATCCAGACCTTACGCTCTCTTCCCTCAACATCTTCTTGAATTTCTTGGTAAGGCTGCGCGCTGAGGTGCACTCTTCCTGTGTAGATGTAGCGCTTTTCTTGGAATACTTCGAAAAGGTAAACGGCAACGCCGTTTTCGTTGGACAGAGACAATGTTTTGTTTTGCATAAACGCTAGGCTTTGGTCCCCTATGGTTCCCATGCCTGTATAATGCAATACGTTTCCAATCCATCTATCGTCATAGAGGGATTTTACATGGTTGGAGACCAATACAAGGGATTCCGTCCTCTTTGAATATCGCATTCCCCCTTGCGGCGAGCACATGAACTTCGCACACAATTGGTCGTTATCAAGCTCATCACCGGGGGTTAATCCTTCAAGAACCATGTCTCCTCCCTCTTACCGAGGCCGGGGTGCCCCGAACGCTCGACAGATTTATTCTGAACGCATAGAGGCCCCATGAACGATTTGGGCAGCAAATCGCGCGAATCTGCTTCATGGCGCCCTCTTTGTGTCCTATATTGGGTACACGTTACCGCTTGAGTCAATCTTTTTTCGCATTTTATTCCCCATATTCCCCACATTCCCCATATTCGGCACGACACCGCAATTGGAAACGGCTAGATTGCGAGGCTATGAATGCCCGCACCTACCGGGGGTACACCCTCTCCGAAGCGCAGTCCGAGCTGCAAGTCTGGAAGGCCGCCAAGCGTTACGCCGCGGTCGGCAAGAGCTATACCGTCGGCACGCGAAGCCTCACCCGCTATGACCTTGGCGAGATCAACCGCGAGATCGCGTTTTTCTCGGACATCGTCGATACGCTGGGCGGGGCCTCGCGCGGCCCGGTCCGTGTGCAGGGGGTGGTCATCCGATGAGGACGATACGCACCCCCCGCAAGTTTGCCCGCTCCGCGCCGACGGGACAGGCCGAGGCGCGGATGGCTTCCCCCGTGGGCACCGCCAGCCCCATGCCCCGCCCTTCCCGGAACGCCGGGTCGTTCCGGGGCGGCATGTCCGGCTACCGCGTGCCCGGCGTCGCCACCACGGAGAACGCCGCGCAGGAGCGTGCGCTCATCCAGAGCCGTTCCGCCGACCTCACGGCGAACGACTGGGCGGCCTCCAGCGCCGTCAACGCCATCACGACCAACGCCGTGGGGCAAGGGTTGCAGCCGCAATCCGATCTCGACTGGGAACGCCTCGGCATCTCCGAACAGGAAGCCTTGGAGCTGCAAGACGCCATCGAACGCGTCTGGGATGACTGGGTGCCGACGGCTGACGTGCGCGGCATGATGCACTTCGGCGATCTGCAATACCTCGGCCTCCGGTCCATGCTCCGGCAGGGCGAGCTGCTGCATGTCCCGGTCATGGCCTGCGACCCGTTGCGCCCGCTCTCCCTCGCCATCCAGGCCGTCCACCCGACGCGGCTCATGACTCCCTCGGACAAACGCTTTTCCCCCTCCATCCGGGACGGGATTGAGTACGATGCGGCAGGCTCCCCCTCGGCCTACTGGCTCGCCACCCCGCCCCCGGCTTCTCTGGGGAGCTTCGTCTCCCCTTCCAGCCTGACCTCGCGGGACTTCACCCGCATCCCCGCGAGGCTTGGGCACCGGCCCGGCGTGTTCCATCTGTTCCGCCACCTTGATGAGGAGCAGGAGCGCGGCGTGCCAGTGCTCTCCCCGGGCATGAACCTGTTCCGGCACCTCTCCGACTCCCTCGACAACGAGCTGCTCTCGCAGGTCATCACCTCGAGCCTCACCATGTTCATCGAGCTGGACGAAGGCAACAACATCCTCCCCGACTACGTCCACGCCCGCAGGAAAAGCGCCTCCGAGCCGCCCCGCTACTACCAGAGCGTCGAGTCGGGCACCATCATGTACGGCAACCCCAACGAAAGGCCGCACATGCTCGAAACCTCGAGCCCGTCCCCGAACTTCGAGCAGTTCTGCCGCTTCGTCCTGCGCAGCATGGCCGCCTCCGTGGACATGCCCTACGAGGTCATCGCCAAGGACTTCTCCCAGACCAACTACTCTTCCGCCCGCGCCGCCATGCTTGAGGCGTGGAAGGTCTTCACGCTCTACCGCCAGTGGCTCGTGTCGCACTACTGCCAGCCCATTTTCCAGATGGTCATCGAGGAAGCGTGGCTGCGCGGCAAGCTGCAATTCCCGGCCAAGGCCCCGGACTTTTACGACGCCCCGCGCCTCTATTCCTCCGCGCTGTGGATCGGCCCCGCCCGCGGCTATGTCGACCCCGTCAAAGAAGTCAACGCCGTGTGCAAGGAAATCGACTACGGCCTCAAGACCCGCCGGGAAGCCCTCGCCGAACGCGGGCGCGATCTGGACAGCGTCGTGAAGCAGCGCAAGCGCGAAAGCTCGCTGTTCGCAGACCCCGCCACGGAAAAGGTGCAGTGACATGCATGAATCCCATCCCCTTTTTGCCGAGCTGATGACTGAGCGCCTCTGGGCCATCACGCCCGACGCCCTGTCGTCCCTCGACGCCATGCTTGCCTCCTCCAACGGCAAGGACACCGCACCCGCGCCCCGGGCCGCCGCCACCGCCTCTCATGGCGGCGGCCCCCTCCTCTACGCCGTGCGGGAAGGCGTGGCGATCATCGATATTTCCGGCACCATCCACCGTTACGGCGATCCCGAATGGGACGCCGTCGGCCACGACACCATCAAGGCCGCCGTCTCGCTGGCCATGCAGGACAGGTCCGCCTCCGCGCTGCTGCTCCGCTTCAACTCGCCGGGCGGCGTGGCCTCCGGCGTCCCTGAGCTGGCCGCGTGGCTGGCCACGCAAACTGCGAAGCCCGTGTACGCCTACGCCGACGGCCTGTGCGCCTCCGCCGCCTATTACCTCGCGGCGGCCACCGGGCGCGTCTATGCCCCGGCCACGGCCACCGTCGGCAGCATCGGCGTCATCTGTCGGCATATGGACTGGTCCGGCTTCCTCGAGAAATGCGGCGTCCGCGTCACCCACCTTACCGGCGGCGCATGGAAGGCCGCGGGCAACGACGCCGAGCCGCTGACCGATGAGGTCAAAGCCTACCTGCAGCAGCCCATCAACGAACTGCACACGATGTTCCGGGCCGACGTCGCCGCGCACATGCCGGTCGATGCGTCCGCCCCGGAGACATGGGGCGACGGGCAGGTCTTTCTGGCATCCCGCGCCCACGAGCTGGGCCTCGTCACGGGCATCGTGCCCGGCATGGACGCGCTCATCGCGCTCATCAACACCACCAAGGAGAAACCTATGGATCGCATAGAACTCGCGTCCAGCCATCCCGAACTGCTGGCGCAGATCGAAGCGGACGCCAAGAAACAGGGGGCCGCCGAAGCCAACGCCGCAATGGAAACGCAACAGCAGCAGGCTGTGCAGGCCGCCCTCGAAAACCGCATGGCCCTGTTCGCGGCGGTTGCCGGAGCCGAAGCCGCCCAGCGCGTGGAAACGCTGGCCGCCGCCGGCATCACCTCCGGACAGCTTCAGGCGCTCGGGGCGTTGATCCCGTCCCCCGCGCCCGCTTCCGGGCAGGCCGCCGGAACCCCGGCGCAACAGGCCATCCTCGCCCACCTGACCGCCCAGACGCCCGGCCCCCTCGACACCAGCGCCGGGCTCAAGAGCGACGGCATGGCCTCAACCATCGACCGCATCGCGTCCCTGTAAGGAGCCGACCATGCAGGAAATCGCATCGTACAAGCGCCGGGTCTTCCTGAAGGACCACCCCGTGGTCACGCAGCGCATCGTGCTTTCGAGCGCCGGAACCGCCCAGACCCTGCTCGCCGGAACCATCATCGCCGCAAAGACCGTGACAGCCACCTCCGCCACGACCGTGGGGGCCTACGCCAAGCCCGGGGAAGGTGAAACCGCCGCCCTGCTCGGCGTGCTGGCCGAAGACGTCGCCATCCCCGCCGAGGGCGACGCCTACGCGCTCGTCTATGTCCACGCCGCCGTCATCGCCTCCGAGCTTATCTGGGACGACGGCGTTTCCGCCGCCGATCAGCAGGCGGCCCTCACCGAACTTCGCAAGGTCGGCGTCTTCGCCGGAGATGCATAAGGAGAAACCAATGGCCGACATCGACTACTTCGATTCCCGCGTCCTCACCGGCGTCATCAACAGGCGTCCGGTCAAATACGATATTTTCGGCAACATGTTCCGCCGTCAGGCTCCGAAGGCCACCGAGCTGTTCGAGCTGCACGTCGTTTCCCGCGGCGTCTCCATGCTCCCCTCCATCACCAACGCCGCCGGGGGCACCATGCGCAGTGGGCGCGAGGGTGCCGCGTTCGCGGTCAAGGCCCCGCGCTTCCGCCCGAAACGCCTGTTCAAAGCCGCCGACCTGCTCAAGCACGCCGGAGGCCAGACGCCCTACGACCTCAACGTGAACCCCGTGGAACGCGCCATCGCCGAAGACATGGACGATCACCGCGCCGACATCGACACTATGGTCGAGATCATGTGCGCGCAGGCCATCGTCCACGGCAAGATCGACCTCTTCGACGCCGTGGAAGGCAAGGTGGTCAAGACGTTCACCGTCGACTTCCGGCGTCCGGAGGCCCACACCGTCGTGCTCGAAGGCGCGGCCCAATGGACCGGCGCGTCGTCCGACCTGCAGGACTCCCTCCAGACCTACGACGAAATGATTCAGGAGGAGGCCAACCTCGGCGCGACCGACCTCTACCTTGGCCGCAAGGCGTGGGCCGCCTTCAGGAAGCACCCCGACGTCCGCGACGACCTTGACCGCAACAACATCAACATCGGCCAGCTCTCCCCGAGCATCCAGAGCAAGTTCAAGGGCATCTGGAACGGCCTGCGCATCTGGCTGGTGACCGGCACCTACAAGGACATCGAAGGCAAGGTTCAATACTACCTCGCGCCCGAATATGCCCTGCTTGCCGCATCCGACGCCGAGAACGTCATGGAGTTCGGCCAGCCGATGGACGTGGACTGCTCCGGCCCCGTGGAAATCTTCTCCAAGCAGTTCAAGCAGGACGACCCCTCCGGCATCTTCACCATCGCCGAGTCCCGCCCCCTGCCGTGGCCCAGACAGCCCGGCGCGACCGTGCTCATCAAGGCGGTGGCGTAATGGACGAGACGACCAAGGACGTGCGCCTGCACGTCACCCTTGATGACGGCGAGCATCTCTTCCTTCCCGGAGAAGCGGTCACGCTGGACGCGAGGAAAGCCGACGCGCTCATCCGCGAGGGCTACGCCACGCCGCTGCATGCCGCTGCCCCCGTGCCCGCGCAGGCCCCAAAGAAAGGCCAGAAAAAAGAAAACCATATGGCCGACGGCAGTCGCGCCGCGTGCGGCGCTTCGAGTGAGGAAAACACGCAAGCGGAACGTGATTCCGCTTGCATGGGAACGCCCCAAGGAGACGAACAATGAGCGCCGACTTCAACATCGCCTACAACCCTGTCCGCACGTTCGAGGGCGACTGGTGCAACGTCCCCGGCGACAAGGGCGGGGAGACGTATGCGGGCATCGCCCGGGCGTTCTTCCCGGACTGGCCGGGCTGGCATTTCATCGACGCGGCCAAGGCGCACCCCTCTTTCCAGCAGGGCAGCCTCGCCTTCTCGCGCCACCTGACCACCCTTCCCAATCTGGAGGACCTCGTCACGGCGTTCTACCGGGTCCAGTGGTGGGACAAGATGGGCCTTGCCCGCTGGCCCCAGCTGGTGGCCAACGAACTGTTCGAACAGGCCGTCAATCTGGGCCGGGGCGGTTCCGGCAAGCTCCTCCAGCGCGTGTGCAACGCCATGAACTACGTCCGGCGCAACGGCAAGGAACAGCGGCTCTTTGACGACCTCGACGAAGACGGGGCCGTGGGGCCGAAGACCGTCAAGGCTCTCGCGCTGGTGCTTGAATACCGCGCCGAAAGGGACGTGGTCCACGCGCTGAACGCCGCACAGGGCAAGAAATACCTCGACATCGCCGCGAACAGCTTCTCGCAGCGCAAATTCCTCGCGGGCTGGATGACCCGCGCCGTCTAGGAGGCCATCATGGATTTTTCGGCATTACTGGATACCCAATCCGGCGTCTTCGCGCAGGGGCTGGCCGCCCTGTCCGGCGTATGCGCGTTTATCTGCGTGTTCCTGCCCGCGCCCACGGAACGGTCCGGCGCGCTCTACCGCCTCGTGTACGGCCTGCTCAACTGGATCGGCTGCAACAAGGGCAAAGCCAAGAACGCCGACGACGCGGACAATGGCGGCAAGTGATGTCTGGGCCGCGCTTGTCCGCATCCTTCAACTGTTCCTTGAAGGTTTTCGGGACTACCGCCGCCAGGCTCGCACTCGCGCTGTGCGCTCTGGCCCTGCTGACCAGTGGCTGCAACGCCGTGGCGGGACGGACAAGCGCCCTGCCCCCGGCTCCGGCGACGCCGGGAGCCCTCGTGACTGACGGATGGGCGTACAGGGAGGCCGGACAATGGAAGACCGTACCCGGGGAATGGGTTCACCTCCCGGCTCAGGAGGCCGGGGAGCTGCAACTGTGGATCGAACAGGCAGAGAGCATCTGATCATGAAGTATATCCAGTCGGTTATCATCCCGCTGCTTGTCGCCATCCTTGTCGGCATCGGCTCCTCCGCCGTCACCAGCGCGATCTACATCGGACGGATGGACGAGCGTCTGTCGAGCCTCGAAAACACGCAGGCCCGGCACGAAGGCATGTTCACGACCCTGCGCGACCGCACGGACGACCACGAGCGCCGTCTGGCCAAAACCGAAGCGACGATGGACGCCGTGTCGCTGGACCTGCGTGAAATCAAGGCCGACGTAAAGTCGCTTGTCAGGGGGACTCCATGAGCCGGAATTTTTTTGAAGAAGCCCTCGCCTTCGACGTGCGGCATGCCTTCCTGAACCCCGCCGAGTTCGGCACTCCCATGAACGTGGACGGCCTCGACACCGTCGGCATCTGGGACGACGCCGTGGCCCCCGCGGAAGGCCGATATGAAAGCAACGTGGAAACGTGGGGCGTGCACCAGCTGCGCCGCACGCTGCATGTGCCGTCCGCCGGGGAAGGGGCTGTCCCGCTCCCCCGGCCCCGGCAGGACATGCGGATCGACGGCACCCTCTGGACCGTCGACGATGCCGTGGACCTGCACGGGCTCATCAGGATCAACCTGTACCGCAACGGGAGCTGACATGATTGAAATCAGCATCAGCGATGAAGATTTTTCGCGGGCGTTGCGCCAGCTCAAGAGCGTGCCCTACGGCATCCAGAAGGCCATGTATCCGGCTGTTGCCGAGACGATGCAGCATGTACGGGATGTCCTTGTTGAGTATCTCATTGGAGAGATTCCACTTCCTCAAAAGGCTCTTAAGAGGGCGGTTCTTCTTGGAAAACCGATAAGCCGAGGCGGGACGGTCTCTGGGAGCATTACAGTGCGCAGCAAAGCGCAGCCGCTCATTCACTACGATGTCGAAGAGAAGGCTGTAACGGCACGCCCGGGGAAGCGTCCACAGGAATGGCCGGATTTCACCTTTGCCTTGCGCAAGGGAGAACGACGCGACGGAAGAAGTCGCATTGAAGGCGCGAGCCTTCCGTTCATCGCAATAATGCAGGGCGGGCATATGGGCGTGAAGTACTGGAAGGTATCCAACTCAAAGAGAGCCTATCAAAAAGAGGTTATTCGAGAGTCATATGGGCCAACAATTCAATATCACGTGGCATCGTACCGAGTCTGGGAACTGTGCATGAGAGAAATTGATGATTGCTTGCCTGTCGTGCTGGCCAGTCACGTTCAGCAAACGCTGGCTCTGGAGGCCGCGAAATGAACACGCGCATCCTGCCCGCCCTGAAAGCCTGCCTGACGGACGGCCTCGCCGACCTGCACCTGCTCGGCCAGACCGCCGAGGGCGACGCCGTGCAGCCCGTACAAGTCTTTATCGGAGACCTGCCTCCGCCCGAGAATGGCCGGAAACCCTTTCCCTGCGTCATCCTCGTGCCTGTGAGCGGCCACCATGAAGAAGGGGGAGAAACCGCCGTCATCGCGCTCATCTGCTGCGTCTACAACCCGGAACCGGGCGACGCCGAGGGCCCGGAAC